AGATACAGAAATGGACAAATCTAAAAAGTATGGTCTTAGTTTACCTGTTGGAACTTGGATGGTTTCAGTTAAAGTAAACAACGATGATATTTGGGATAATTATGTTAAGAAAGGTAAGGTAAAGGGGTTTTCAATAGAGGCTTTTTTTACCGACAAGCTAAATGCAAGTAAGCAAAACGTAGTGAAAGATTTATTTTCATTGTCTGATGAGGAAAAGATACAAATAATGGTTGGAGACTTAATTACATATTACAATGGCTAAAGTTCAAGTTTCGGTAAAATATGAAAAGCCATCTGTAAACAGAAAGGGAGTTCACGCCAAAAGTAAGACATCTAAAACAAAGAGTAGTAAGAATTACGTTAAATCATATAAAGGGCAAGGTTAATGGATAACAATTGGGAACTTAGTGTAGGATTATATCCTGGAGTATTATTTGGGGTAAGAAGCTATGAAAATGGAGAACTAACAGATCACGTTCTGTACCTTCCTTTCATAGAATTATGTTTAACAGTATACAAAGAAGAGAAATATGAAGGAGACGCCAAGTAGAACAAGCCCCAAATCATCTAAGAGAGCCTGCCTATGCAAAAATGGCACATACTCTACAAAATGCTGTAAAGGCAATATAATTAATCAAGGAATTGGAAGTATAACTAAAATAACTGAATAGTATGTTTAAAAATAAAGAGAAAAAATCAGAGGTAGTTTTAAAGCCTTTAATAGAAACCGTAAAGGTAAAAGAAATTGAGAATAGCAAAGGAGTAAGAACCATTGTATCTCATAATGGATAATGAATATACTACAATTAGTTGTATATAAGTTACCATATCATATTTAGTAATAAATTAATAAATTAATATGACCGCAAAAGAAATTGTTGACAAATTCAAGTCAGTTTTGCTATCGGCAACAGAAGAGACTACGGAAGTAGTTGCTGTTGAAGAAGTAAAGCTTGAGGAGCAAGAAGTCTTAGCTGAAGAAATTCCAGTTGCAGAAGTAGCTCCACAGGAAGCTCCTAAAGAAGAGATGTATGCTACAAAAGAAGAATTGGCTCAAGCATTAGCAGAAATGAAGGCTATGTATGACCAAATTATGGAAGGTATGAGTACTGTAGAGGCAACTGATGCTCCTGCTGAGCTATCAAAAGAAGAGTTATCTTCTCAAGAAGAAGTAGCAGCTTTTACTCATTCCCCAGAAGAAGTAGTTTCTTCTAAAGCATTACACCTTTACTCTAATAGTAGGGTAAAGACAACATTCGACCTAGTATTATCTAAAATCTCTAAATAACAAAATAATGGCAACGACTACATCTATTACAACTACTTATGCTGGTGAGTTTGCAGGAAAATACATATCCGCAGCTTTATTATCAGCCAACACCATTGAAAATGGTGGTGTTGAGGTAAAACCAAACATTAAATTTAAAGAGGTAATTAAGAAAATCTCTACAAACGATTTACTTAAAAATGCTTCTTGTGATTTTGATCCAACATCAACTATCACTTTAACTGAAAGAATTATTCAGCCAGAGGAGTTTCAAGTAAACCTTACTTTATGTAAGAAAGACTTTAGATCTGATTGGGATGCTATTCAAATGGGAGTTTCTGCGTTTGATAACTTACCAAAAAGCTTTGCTGATTATTTAATTGCTCACGTTGCAGCTAAGGTTGCTCAAAAAAACGAGCAAAACATTTGGGCAGGTGTTAATGCTAATGCAGGAGAGTTTGATGGGTTTGTAACTCTTATGACTGCTGATGCTGATGTAGTTGACGTAGCTGGAGCTTCTATTGGTTCTGGTGGTGTAACTGCTGCTAATGTAATTGGAGAATTAGGAAAAGTAGTAGATGCTATTCCTTCTACTCTTTACGGTAAAGAAGATTTATATGTTTATGTAGCTCAAAATGTTTACAGAGCATACACAAGATCTTTAGGCGGTTTTCAAGCTAATGGAACTGGTGCTGCTGGTTACGATGCTAAAGGAAATAACCAAGATATTCAACCAATCTATTTTGATGGTGTAAGAATATTTATGGCACAAGGATTAACAAGCAATTATATGGTAGCTGCTGAAAAATCTAACTTATATTTTGGTACTGGTTTATTATCAGATCACAATGAAGTTAAGGTTATTGATATGGCAGACATTGATGGATCTCAAAACGTAAGAATTGTAATGAGATTAACTGCTGCTGTTCAATACGGTATTGGTTCAGACGTAGTTCTTTACACTCCTACTGCATAATTTAATAAAAACAAACAATAAAGGGCAGGTAGGTGACTGCTTGCCCTTTTTTAATTAATCTAATAAAAATATATAAATATGGCTTGCGAAATATTATTAGGAAGAAAAGAGCCTTGTAAAGACAGTGTAGGTGGCTTAGATGCCATTTATTTTGTTAATTTTGGAGATTTAGGAGCTATTACTTACGACGCTACAAATACAGACGTTATTGATGCTGTAGCTGGAACTCCATCTGCTTACAAGTACGAAATTAAAGGGACTTCTACGTTTACACAAAACATTCAATCTTCAAGAGATAACGGAACTACTGCTTTTGAGCAAGTACTAGAAGTTACCTTAAAAAAGTTAACTGTTGCTGATCACAAAGAAATTAAATTGCTTTCTTACGGAAGACCTCACGTTGTTATTCAAGATTATAATGGTAATTTATTTGTTGGAGGCTTAGAACACGGAATGGATGTAACTGGAGGTACTATTGTAACAGGAGCATCTATGGCTGATTTAAGTGGTTACACTCTTACATTAACAGGTATGGAAAAATTACCTGCTAATTTCTTAGGAGACACGTTAGCTGCTGTAGGATTTACTGTTGTTTCTGGAACGTAATTTAATTACAACTCTTAAACATAGTACTCTTAAACATAGTATAGGGGAGGGCAATAGCCCTCCTTTTTACATTTAAAACAAAAACAAAGGTTTTCAGTTATCTTAGTATGATAAGATTACTTCCAAACACGGATATACAGACTATTCAGATTATATGCAGGGAATTTCCTACTGTGCCTGTTCCGTTTAATACAGTAAATCTAGTTATTACTGAAGATGGTACAGGTGTTACCGAAACAATACAAAATATTGAGGCAACTATACCAGACAAAAACAGTAATTTTGTTTACTTGGATATTGCTTTTTCTATATTAAAAGAAAATAACAGCTACTACTTAGAGTTTTTAAAAGGATCAGATTTACTTTACAGAGATAAAGCTTACGCTACTTCTCAATTAGACAAAGAAGTTGTACACACCATTAACGAGGACAAATACGACGAATATTCTGGTGATGGGAATGAAGAATACATAGTATTATAGTATGAAAAGACAAATAAAAAAAGCATCTTTAAGACCGACTTATGCTGCTATGCCTATTAAATATAAAGGATCTACTAGGGTTGTAAATTTAGGTGGTTATCAAACTCCAGAAGTAAAAGAGGTATATGGAAAAGATTGGGTTCAGTACGGAGAAAACAATGACTATTTTGATGGATTAATTGAAAAGTATTTAGGCAGTCCAACTAATGCTAGATGTATAAATGGCATTATTGATATGATATACGGCAGAGGCTTGGAAGCCTCTGACTCTGTAATTAAACCAGAGATGTATGCCAAAATGAAAATGCTTCTAAAGTCTAGGGAGCTAAAAAGAGTATCTAACGATTATAAAATGCTTGGTCAATCTGCTGTTCAGGTTGTGTATAACAAGGAAAAAACTAGCATAGTAAAAGTTCTTCATTTTCCAATGGAAACATTAAGAGCAGAAAAAGCTAAAAAAGGAAAAATATGTGCTTATTATTATCATCCTAAATGGTCTGATTTAAAGCCAAGCGATAACCCAAAAAGAATACCTACATTTGGAAATGGAAATGCAAGTGATGTTATTGAGCTATATATATTTAAACCATACAGAAGTGGATTCTATTACTACGCTCCAGTTGATTATAATGGATGCTTACAATATTGCTCCCTTGAAGAAGAAGTATCTAACTACCA